ACATCAACATAGCTGTTGGCGTCGGCCGCTCCTACAGTTGCTACCAGGGCCACTTCAGTTACTCCTTACGGGACCAGCGCCGCGAAGGGATGACGGGTCGCGTTATCCGGGTTCACAGCGTTGACGGGGTTGGGAAGCACCCAGCCCAGGCGAGCGGTGAACTGGAGGTTCACCTTGCCCTGCTGGTTGAGGTTGTGGATGGTCTGACCGGCGGTATTTTGGATGATACCGCTACGGAAGATTTCCATGGTGATGTCTTGGCGTTTGCACCAGGCGAGTTCTTTCCACTGACCGGCGACGTGCAGAGTCTGGGTCTTGTCCATAGCGCCGTTCTTTGGGAACACGATGGGAGAGCCATCGAGCAGATACTTACCCTTCTCCATCGGGTCGGTGGTGAAGATCGGATGCCCGTCGTCGCCGCGAACGCCGCGCATCTTCGCCTTCATGTTCAGGGCCGCGATGTGCCCATCGGGCTCGAAGCCATCGTCTTCGAGCATGGCCATGAGGCCGCCCTCGCCGAGGTAGATGTCGTAGAGGTCTTTGCCCGAGCCGGTAAGCGTAGAGTAGTCCAGAGTCTGGCCAGCATTGATAATCTGCTGGAGCAGAGAAATCGGCCAATTGTCGGGAGTTCCCAGACGGTAGAGCACGCCCTTGTCAAAGCGACGCCCGATGGCTTCGGACACTTTCGGGACGCAAAAGCCCCAGATGTCGAAAGCCGAATCCGCCAGGGTGGTCTTTTTGACGATGACGTCAACGACCACCTCGCCGATTTCCAGATAGACGTTCTTCCAGGACATACCGGTATTCTCGGACAGCCCGTCTTCGCCGTCCCGGAAGTAGGCCTCGGGGAGCGAGTCCTCCACCGGCACGCGCACGGTTCCGACCGACGCATCTTGAAGCTGCGTGGTAGGCATCTGCCCCATGATGATGGACGACTGGGGGGCAGCCGACCAGATCTGGTCGGAAGCTTCCTCCGGAATTAGCGCTGCCGCGTCGCCGCGGCTGATTTCTTCTGTGTAAGGCATTGGCTTTCTCCTAACCTCCGAACGCCTGGCGTCGGATCTTCTCGTTCATCTTGTCTTTCAGCGATTGTGTGGAGTCGGCTTTGCCCTTGCCGCCGCCGCTGCCCAGCTTTCCGTCGCTGTCGAACAGGTAGGGCTTGCTCTTTTTCAGAGCCAGAATGGCTGCAGCAGCCCCGATGGCTTTGCCGTCCTCGGACAGCGCCATGTTGGCTTTGTTCGCAAGGACCCAGGCTGCGTCGGTGTCGTGGATGCCGGCATCGGCGGCCTCAGAGAGGAATGCGCTACGCAGTTCGTTCTCCTTAATCTTCGCCTGGTTGCCTTCAGCGATCGACTTCCACTCATCGCGCTCCGCTTTGGCTCGGTCGAGTTCCGTCATGGAAGCGCGCTCAAGAGCGGTGGCGCGCTGCTCGGATTTCTCGGCCTTCTTGCGCCAATACTCGGCGTCTTTGGCGCCCTCGACCTTAGCGGGGTCGGCCTTTTTGTCATCGGACTTAGAGCCTTCGGCCGCGCCTTTAGAGGGCGGCGGTGCCTGCTCCGTCTCCTTGGTTTCCTGCGTCCCCTCGTCGGGCATCTTGGCTTCCTTCTCCGGCAACCTGGCCGGCTGTAGTTTCGGGCCCGGAGGTGGGCTGCGCGCTTCCGGCCATCGGGACTACCCCGGCCTGGTCGGCGCGCTTCTCAGCCTCGATACGGTCCAACTCTTCCTGTGCTTGCTGCGGTGTCACGCGGTCAATCCGCTGAATCGCAGACGCTTTGCTGCTCGTGCCAGAGGTGATGCGCTGGGCCTCGGCGTCGATGTTCTCCCGATAGTCCTCGGGGATGCCATCCTGCCACCGGATGTCGCAGTTGTAGCCCTCAGGGTCGGGGCCTTTGTAGCGCATTTTGTCCAGCAGCAGGGCCGTCTCGATGGCGTGCTTGAGTGGTGGGTCCATCAGCGCGCGCTTGCGGTTCAGCTTTGCCCTCGGGTTGACGAATCGGAGCTTCATAGCGCGGGCGCTCTCGATGCTGCCCGCCTTGTCCAGGCCAAACATCGCCGGCGCCATTTCGGACAATCGGAAGAGCTCGTCTTCCAGTTGCTCAATCTCGCGGAAGGCAGCAATCATCTGCCCTTCCCACGTGACGTATCGAGGCAGCGCCTTCGCGAGCTCGAGGTCGGTGGGCTGAAAGTAGTCCTGCTCCGAATCGACGTTGCCGTCCGGTCCGGCCATCCCCTCGAAGCCCACTAGCTTGGGCTTGCTGTGCTTGTCCAGGTAGGCGTCGATCTTGCTGAGCCGGTTGTTGATGGCTTCGAAAATGGAGGCCAGGTCGTCGTAGTCCGACACGCCCCAGAACTCGTCGTCAACCTCGAAGTTGGGGCAGTGAAAGAGGAGACTGGTCTCCACTTTCGTCCGCTGCTTCTCGGAAGGAGGCCTGTCGTAGAGCTCTTTCAGCTTGACTGCCTCGCCGACGGTAATCTTGCCGCACTCGGGCTTGCCGCAGAGGAACGCCTCCTGGTAAATCCAGCCAGGGACGTGATGCTCTACCCGCAGGTAATACTTCCCGTTTTGTCCCTGCCTGATCCAGGCTACCGCTTCCGCCTCGATTTCATTGCAGTCATCCGGGTCGGTCCGAACGAAATAGCTTGGAGCGGCGACCTGGTCAAGCACCGTGTGGCGGCCGTTGTCGCGAACCCTGAAGATACCGTCGCCGCGATAGCTGGCGGCACACTCGGTCTTGTAGAGCATCGGCTGGAGCTTGTTGACCCGCGCAAGGCGGTCCAGGTTGCTCTGCAGCTCGACGTTGGGGCCCTTCGGGCCTGAGACCAGGAACGTCGGAGGCTCTCCGACCAGAAAGTCTGCGCACTTACGAGACATCAGACCGGCATAGTTGCAGACAATGTAGATCTTCCGCTGCAGTCCGCTATCGTCCTCGCACTTAGCGCCGAGGTATCGGAACGCGTCCTGGTGCTGGCCACGAAAGAAGCGGCGGTATTTGTCGTATTTCGCGAGGCGCTCTTCGTCGGCCTTGGGAGGCCACTGGTCGCCCGTTTTGACCTCTACAAGATTCATTCGCTACCATCCATCTGGTCGTTTTAAGACGCCCTTGCCGGCGTTCAGGCTAGGAAGAAGCTCGTGAATGCCAATCACGAGGGCGTCGATAGGGTCCGGCGAGTCGTCGTCTGTAGGGACCCAGGTCGTCATGAGCTCCTCCAGCTCGAGCAGCCCGTTCTTGGCCCTCTGAAAACTGGTCCCGACGTGGTGGACCTTTGCCTTCTCGTAGAGCGGAATCACCGGTTCCGCCCGGAGCGATTTGGTTCGCGTCGAGTAAACTTCTTTGACCGGGACCCGGATGCCGGAGTTGCGAATGGTGTGCTTCACCATGTTGCCGCCGCGGTTGCGCTCGACGACAATCAGCTGAGGCTTGTGGTCCTCGATGGCCTTGCGCAGCTGTGCGAGCCAGGCCGTCGGGCCGCCCTTGATGCTGTAGTTGCCGAGGACGTAGACCTCGCCGTCAACCCCTAAGCCCTGGACGCTGATGCCGTTTGAGTCGCTATCCTTGTTGTCGCTGATGGCGGGGTCAAGGATGATGATGGTGCGCTTGAGCGCCGGCACCGTGTCGCGCAGGCCACGGTCGATGAGGCCTTGGTGCCAGAGTGCGCCTTCGACGTCGTCGAGCAGCTCGCCGTCCAGCTCTTGCCGGCCGAGCCTGGTGCCTACCAGCTCGGAGACCATCTCGTGAAATTCTTCCGAGAGGTTCGCGGCGTTCTCCCAGGTGCTCGCCTGGACGATGCGCACCTGGTCGGGGAACTCTTTCGCCCGCTTGAACAGGGCCTTGACCGAACGGACCCGCTTCGGGGTCGAGGTCAGCAGGCAACGGGGGTTGCCCTTGCGCAGGCAGAAGCGGAGGTTCGAGAACGCTTCCGGCTTATACCAGCTTGAAAATTCGTCACCCCAAGCCCCTGAAACGTTGGGGCCACGTAGGCGGTCCGGCTTATCCGCTGAAAAGCCACGGATGATTCCGCCCCTGCGAAACCTGATGCGGAACCGGCTGGGCTTATAGTCGTAATCGACCCAGGGCGGAATGCAGCTGAGGATGCCGGACTCGCCTTCAATCATTGTCTCTCTGACGTCGGTGAGCGTGGCGCCCACCAGCATGAAGCGCGCTTTAGCGTCGGGCTCTACGGTCTCTACCGTGTATTCGGAACCGACTCTGGTTTTGCCGGCGCCGCGGCCACCGCAGTAGAAGAGGTATCGCCAAAGCTCGTCGTCGGGAGGGAGCTGGTTCGGGCGGGCCCAGAAGCCCCGCCAGTCAAAGAGGAGTGCTTTCTCCTGTTCCGGGCTCAGGCTTTGGTAAAACTTGTTGCGCTCGGAGTCGGACGCCAAGCTCAGTAACTCGGCGACGGAGTTCTGGCCCTGCGTCCTCAATTTTTCTCCGCTCCGCATCCATTGGATCGGCGGCGTCGAACATGCCCAGGTGCTCCATCAGCAGCTTGAGGATGGGCGCCTTGTTGGCCATCTTGATGCGAGTGCTCTTGCCGCCCTCGTAAACTTTTTGGGTGAACTCCGCGAGAGCAACCTGGGCTCTGAGCGGCATAAGGTGGAGGGGCTTCATGGTTCCGTCCTCCTCGAACGCGTCCGCGACATTGGCCCGGATGATGGACATGAGGGTTTCGAGAACCTCACGGCGGAGGGCGTTGGTGTAGGGTGTGTCCTCTGTCAGGCGCCGGTTGATGGCCTCGCGGACGTGGGGCTTGCTGAAGTGTTCGTGCGCGGCCTGACGGGTGGCCAGGTCCTTTCCCATCTTGGCCTGCACGATGTGCAAGGCCCGCTGCCGGTGGAGGCAGATGCAGTAGGCCTCGACGAGGGCGCGCTCAAAAGCGTTCAGCCCTTCTTTGTCAACGAGGGGCACTGCCGGGGCGGCGGGCTTTTTGGGTAGAGCCCGGGGTTTAGGCTTCGACCTGGTCGTCTTCCCGGCCGTGTTTGCCTGGAGAAGCTCGCGGTCGGTCTCATCGGGTCCGCCCGCCTGGCGCTTGTGCTTGGGAAGCCGCTTGGCCATCGTGTGAACTGCCTCCCAAGTGTGAACAGGCGGGGCCCGTCAACCCCCCTACCTATCGGAAAATTCTGAAAAAAGTTTGCGAGG